TGTCTGGTTCATGTCCAGCTTTAGGTAACATTCTGCTATTTCGATAAGCTTGTTAGCGTCGTCCTCTTTCCCGACCGTTGAGGGGATAAGCGTAGCTTCATTTTGCATGTTAAAGCGATAGCTTGACCGTATCAGATCAGCCGTTGCTAATGATTCAAGGTCGTCATCGCTTAGCCCTTCCTCACGCAAATCAGACAAAGACTTGCTGAGGATATGGCAGGTAAAGCGCGCGTTAGCCAGACTGATGTTGTTATGCTGACTGTTTACCCTAAATTCTTCTGGCGATACGGAATCGATGCAAACTTTACCGCATTTTGTAGTAACGGATATTTCGACGTTATAATAATTCGTCGTCTGTCCCATCTCGTCCATGGTTTGCACGGGTTCCAGGCTTAATATCTCGGTATCGTCCCGACTGACCAGCATATTTAACTGCTCTTCGGTTAAGCCGGTATAGCTATGCGTGTTAACTTCTTCCTCGTCCTCATAATACACTTTGAGCATTCCGTTACGTTGCATAAGCGCGTCTTTGACAAACTGGTGCAACAATACAAAACCATCGTTTTGTTTCATGAGCACATCATAAACGTACTCGCTCTCAATTTCGGCTTGGGATTCGTCGCCTTTATTCAATGGGTCAAATACCACGACCTGATTGTTTTGGGTAAACGATTCCATTATTTGGGGCATGATCCACTCAATCGCGTCCGCTACATCCGTCGATGTGATGGCGCTCCGACCTTCCTGCTCCGTGCCGTTTGGCAATCCCAGGTAATATGACAATGGGTCACGCAACATCGTTGGTGATGAGCTGGTGATGTTGGCGTTGCTAAGTTCATTAGCAACAATCGACAGGATTTGAGAGTCAGTTAACTTGGTCATTAGATTCTTTTGTCCGCGATGGCTTTTAAATCTTGACAGATGGGGATGAGTGCTGTCATCAAGGCCACCAGTTCGGGCAGCAAATCTGCTTCAACGACAATTTTGTCAGCGGGGACTAAACTGTCTCGTAACGTGACCATGAGATTTGTATTAACGGCGTTATCTACAATTTTATACTGAAACATTTAAAACCCCTGTACCATGCCCTGAGGCAGATAATAATCACTCGGCACTTTTACGGCACCTGTGTCCTGATAAAAAACGTCTGGGTCAACTGGGTCTGCCGATCCTTTCGCTCTGCCGTCGTCGTCGTGCCAGTCCCAACCAACAGATGATGGCTCTACACCATTGAGCCAGTGTTGTACTGATATAAACGCCCCACCACCAGCGCCCACATAAGCCGTGTGGTCATCGTGGGGAAATACTCTGATTGCATCCCATAACGCACGATCCTCGTGACGGTGTTCATTTACTTCAAATGCCACTTTACCACTAACCGCCAATTCATAACTATCACAATTTGGATGACAATGTGTTTTGATTTCGCAATTTTCGTGCAGCAGGAATAATTGTACCTGATATTGCCCGCTACGATACAGGACAAGCCCGCTCAAACTGCCGCTAAAATCCAGTGCATTGTCTAGCGGTGGTCTGAGGGGCTTGAAGTTTAGCCAAAAATGCAGAAAGCTGGTCAGTTCGCAGAACTCTATTACCGGCGCGTTAATTGCGTCTTGCATCGGGTCAGTCATGAGATAACTCCGGTAAGGCACTTAAAGCAATGATTTTGTATAACAGCCTGGACAGTTCGCTGACGTCGCCATCCGTGAGGATGATACGTGTGTTGTTATTGTCATTGATAAACGTCAACAGGCTATTTGCCCCGTCGTCGTCGTTGGTCATTTCGTAACGTATCATACAATTCCTAAGTTTGTTATTGAATAATCTATTGGTTTCCACTTTGTATCCATCAACATCGGATGTGCGACCGCCATCAGTCCAAAAGCATCACCGCAATGCGACGCAAAATCATGATCCGGCCCCAAGCCAATGTTTCGTAACTCGTCGCGCTTTTCTTTGTACATTGCCAGCGTATCCAGTCCATCCAGGCAGCCGGGTGAATCGCTAAACCACATCGAATTGAATAAACGCCTTCCCGCTTCAATTCGTTGGCTTGCTGCGCCAGCTCCCTGATTTTTAACAACATAAGCATCGAAGCCCGCTTCCATCAATGCAGACTCATACGTCACCTGATAAACTTTATCATGCTGTACGCCATCATGGGGTAAAACACATTGTATATTATAATATCCTTTGCTACGCAACCAGAGCAAATGAGCCGCCAGCGGTTGGCCTTGTGCCTCATAATAATCCAACACCCTGATCTCACGGCCTATAAATTGCGCTATCCAAATAGAGCATGAATCAGCTCGCGCCCCTGTTCCGCCAATGTCCCAGAAGCTGCGGATGGTCATTAGCGGATCAGCCGCTACCTTGCCTATCCTGCCCTCTGTCCTTGCGGCATCCAGACAAGCCGAATAATACGCGCCTTGTATCGGTATCTCAAAATCGCACTCCATTTCCTGCCGCCATGCCATCTCTGACATTTCCGCTTTTAGCGATTCAATCTCTCTGGCAGGCAGTATGCCGGACTCGCTGGCTTTGAGCTTGATAACAAACCAATCGCCGGCGCCGGTAACTGCCTGGGTGTAACGATCATAAAAGCTGTTCTTGCCCTTCGGGGTGCCTATCAACACCGCCCAGCCTTCGCGATCCGCCAGTGCAGGTCGGATAATAAAAACCCAAACCGACGGTTTAAAATCCGCATACTCGTCGCAGATAATGCCGTTAAAATACAGCCCTCGCAGTCTATCCGCGTTATCCGCTCCAAATAGCTGTAGCCGTGAGCCGTTCTGAAAATCGACTCGCAACTCGGCTTCGTTGGCTTTTGTGCCGGGAATTGCGCGTGTGAAACGCTTTACATAGTCCCAGGCAACTTGCTTTGATTGATTAAAATAGGGTGATATATAGGCATAGCGGCCCATTTTGGATTGATCTAGCAAACAATGTTTGATTAGTTCGTTGATGCAGGCGACTGTTTTACCGGCTCGTCGATGTGCGACTACAACGGCCCAGCGTTGTTTCCGTGCGTGAAAGTCCGCGAATACATCGCGAGGAATATAACTGGGTGCCCATTCCATCGCGTAAGGCGCTGGCGCAATCATTGCCGCAGATAGTTTGGCTAACCTGGCTGTGCGATGATTAGCCATTAATGATTGCTAGTTGCTCGAGTTGGATCAGGCGCTTTTCTAGCTCGTCGCTTTCCATGAGTGTGCGAGACTTGACTAAAATCCCCAGCGCCGCATCTGCCACCTTCATGTCTATCTCGCCATTCAAACAAGCATCGCTAATGGTTTGACGCTGTTCGTCTAGCGTTAATCCTGACATTTTCTTGCTCATAATGAATTTTTCAACATTGGATTCTTTCCAACCCATTTGTGTTTTGCTCCACCATATCATTGCTGCGGTATCACCGCCGGTGGCTTTCTGGAATAGAGTTTTACCGACCATGCTATTGGCTTTAGCCTTTCCGCTAACAAGCTCGGTTTTGAAATGTTTGGTCAGTGTGTCCTCGTCAATACCATCGCAAATGATAGCTGCGATCTGTGCGAATGGCAGTCCATAACCGCTTAACGCCTCAACCTGGGCGCGATCTTTGTCGGTTGGTTCTAATAATTTACCTTGTGCCATCTTTTATAATACCGAAAGTTGGAGCGCACAGGTCGGTATTTCACCGCCCAGCCTTGAGTGGTTCTCAAGCTCCTGATTTTTTGTGCGCGTAATCTTTTCGCCTTTATACATCCCGGCGCCCATTTCTGCAATCTTTGAAAAGGGGATAATGGGGACGGTTAAGCGTTGTTTGGCTTCTTTGTTTAAAAAATAAATGTATCTTAACTGAAAGCCTTTTTTTGGCTTCCATCCAGCATCAATATAGGGTTTCATGCTTGACGCGCCGGTTTCCAGAATATGATTACCCTTTGTTGTTGTTGTTCGTGAGATTATGGACTTTGCTTGTTGTTGTTGTTGTTTGCTCTTTCCGTCCGTTAATGACATTCGACTAAAAACCTGCTTGGCTGCTTCTTTTACGCCGGGGTTTTTTCCTAAACCTAAGCCATCAAATGATTTACCATTAGGCGCTTCCCAAATTTGATTATTAACTTTTAAACCCGTCAAAACAAATCCACTGGCCCGGTAAATAGTGCCATCACCGCATTGTGTACCATCTGCAAAGCTAATAACCCATTCTATATGTGGATAATGTTTTTTAATGAGTCGCATTGCAATCCCTATTGCTCTGCTTTCGCTATTCCTTGGCAATTTATCCGTAAATGCCATCCTGTTTAGTTCAATAAAGCTATTCCAT